ACTCTAATCCACCATATGTGACGTTTGCAGAGTTAATTAAACCATTTATTATTACTGGTGTTATCTGTGCTCCTTTTCCATTTTTTATAGTAATCAGCGGTTTCTTCTCAAAATTCAATATCGTAGTACCGTATCCAGTACCAGATTCATAGAGGTATGCATCAATAAGTTCACCCTTAACAACCGGTGTTGTTACTAGTTCTTGATATTCTTGTGTTGTAGATCCTATTCCAGTATTGACATAGTTGATGGAAACAGAAATATTTGGATAACTAAAATACTGATAACCAACTCCAGTATCTGTAAATTTAATATAATCTTCTCTATCAAAGTTTGATGTTGTTGTTCCACCTACACCAGCATCGCATAGTCTAAATGAATCATCGTTTAGTTTCAATACGTAATATTGATTTAAAGTTGATATGCCCGTTATTTGCGTTGTTTCAAAATCATAAGTTACAAGTTCTCCAGTATTAAATCCATGATTATCAAAATTAATAGTATCTTTAGTGGTGGATATTCCTGCAGGTTTTACGATTAGTTTTCTGTTAGTATAACCAGAACCTTCATTTACAACCTTTACATAAGAAACTACATTTTTGGATTTTGCCGTAGAGAACTTGTGAGTTCCGTTAGAACCAGAAAATAAACCAACGGGATTTGTTTTTGAAAGTTGATCGCTTAAAGAATTATATAAAGTGACGGTTGAATTATTATCTACCTGTACAAAGTAAGATGCATTATTAGCTAACTTGTCAGTTATTCCTATAGAAACCGCTGGATTTCCCTGAGAGCTATAAACAATTTCTTCCCCATTGACAAAATTATGATTTTGTAAAAATACGATTTGATTCGTTGATGTACTTACACCACCACCATCAACTAATGCTCTTGAGTCGAAGTTGACACTTCTTACTCTTTTTGCAAGAACAGGTTCAATTGTTGCACCGCTTCCATTTCCACCACTGACACTAATAGAAATGATTTTGTCAACATCATAGTTTTGGGAATCAACATATACTTTTTTCAGTCCACCACTTACAACTGGTTGTATTTTTGCAGAACCACTTGATAGACTTAGAAGTGGAGGATTAACTACATCAAAGTCTCTTCCCCCATTTAAGATATTTACTGCCGATAATGGACCGTAATAGATTTTATCCGTTGATTTATAATTATTAATCTCAACGCCATTAATCAACATTCCAGTTGAACCTGGAATTGTTGTTTCATCTTTTCCGTTTTTAATATTTTTTTGGAGTGGAAACTTTCTTAAAAGTTTTTGTGCTCCGATTACACGTTCTTGTTGCGAATGAAGAATGAAGTTATGTGTTCCAATCCCAGACGATGGAGTATCAAACTTTATATTTTGTGCGCTTCCAATAAATGCTGGAGAAGCATATAATTTAAATCTCTGTGGATTTGATTGAACCTCAATATAATAGTACCCAGTTTGCAATCCAACAAGCGGTTCACCAACTGGTTTATAGTAAACTTTATCACCATTTACGAATGGTACATCAGAATTTAGTGTTATTGTTGAATAAGTTCCATCAAACAGATCAGTAAAGTTTGATGAGTTTGATACTGTTACTGATTTCAATTCAGCAGCAATATCAAATCTATAATCTGTAGTATTGATACCAGTTCTTGTTCCGGATGGTAGAGAGTTGGATGCAACGTAAGCATATTCATCAGACTCACTATACAAATTCAATACATCGGATAAAACCTTTCTATTACCAAACTGAATACCAGTTGCCGATGAAGTTGATTTGTTAAGTTTTCTTCTTACATCATACTCTTCACCTGAGGTTAAAGATGGCAAATTTGCTATGACTACACTATTTTGCCCTTCGTTGATAGACTCAATATATGGAACACCACTCGCAGATACTACGTCTTCTGTTCCCCTCTCTAAAATCTCTACTTCATCACCAACTTTTAAGCTAGATCTATCAATAGTAGATGATAATTTTAAAGTGCTGTTGTCCTCAATTTCATATCTGACACTGGTATTATACAACCAAGAGTTAGAAAAGGTTTGCTTATATGTTTCTGAATCATTTTTAACCTTATCGCCATAATTTTTTACATAAACAATATCTCCTTCATCTACGTTAATTTTGCTACCAATTTGTACAATATCATCAAGTACCCCAAAAAAGATGAGTTCTACTTTTTTTGTAGTGTCTCCATTTTCATATGCAAAATATGTGTCTTGAGATCTAACGTTGTTCGTTGGTGATATAGAATTACTGATTCCACTACATCCAAAAAACTGATTGACACTCTTACCAGTGTAAGTAATAGTATTGTTGCCAGATACAATTGTTCCAGACTCTGAGAATCCTATAGTTGAATCAACAGCAATAGATGATGAACCTACAGAAACCGTTTCTATCGATTGTGTAATTGGCGTAATTGCAAAGTTACCTTGAACGGATGATTCATCATCATATCCAACGAAAAGTTCTAGTTGATAATATGTCTTATTCTTTCTCCTAAAGATTTCTACAGAAGATACTGAAGCACTAGTTGTTTCATCCGTGCTTTTTTTAATGGTTTGTCCCACCAACTTAAGTGGATCGCCAGAAACTGCTTCAGCAACAACGATTTCCCTTCTTATATAATTTGAAGAAGATGGTTTGATTAAGTAATCTTCTAGATTAACTACTGTGGGTGTTTCTGCATAAAGAACATTGAATAATATTCTAATAGCTTCATCAGTTCCCTTTGCCTCATAAAAATTCTTTGCCTGCTTTATGAAATTGCCAGCATCAATTTCTTCGGCAAATGTTAAATCTTCAAATCCAGGCGTGAAGGTGTACTTTAATTTTTTATAAAATTCCTTTAAAAATAAAGAACTAAGATTCTTTACGGAAGTGTCTGCAGTATGAGATGAGGCAGTCGATGTGGAAAATACTAAGTTTTCTTGATTTAATTCTTCTTTATATTCTGTTACTCCACTAAATCCACGAATACATCCAGTAAAACTATTTGTTGTTATTCCGGTGTAAGTGATGATTTCATCATCAATCTTAAACAGACCATATTGATTGGGAAATCCTTTGGTGCTGGAAACTGAAATTGTCGTAGATGAGTCAGTTATATCAGAAGATAATGTGGTTGTATCAACTATTACTTCTGGAGTTAGATTGTCTAATTTTAAATATTGATCTAAATTGTCAACAATATCAATTGAACCACCTTGATATTCTTGTGATATGTAATACTGTTTTAGAAACTCAACAGCATTTGGACTTTCATCCAAGATAAAACTTGGAAGTTGGCTCTCTACGATTTGCTGTACTTTTACTCTAGACTCAAATCCAGTCTGTATCATATTACTTTCTTACTAAATTTCCGTTAGAATAACTTGATGTGTAGAAGTCTTTAACAAATTTAGTTCCCGATATTTCATCACCGGAAGCAATCACATCTCTTACCATATTTATTGCGCTTTTTGAAATATCTAATGTCAAATATAAGTCTTTGAGTCCAACAACATCATTAGACTCTGGATATGCCTGAACCTCTATAATGCCGTTTGGTCTTGAGGTTGATGTTATATTCACAGTTGTAAGTTTAATCTCTCCTTTCACATAATCAACTGTTCCTGCATCCTTTACGACAACAACTGGATTACCTCCAGAATCAAGTTTAATGATTGATATAATTCCTGTTAATGCAGAAAGATTTGCTGGTCTAGTAAAGAAAACATTCGATGCCTCAGAACCTGTGGTTATGGATCTCCCACCTACACTAACTACAGGAGTATCTGAAAGATATACTGTAGAAGATTCTCCAGAAATTTTAAATCCAGTAGATTTAATATTAATCCCCTCAGGATTTACGTGGAATTGATTTCCAAAACACAACTCATACTGAGCAAAAGTATTGATTGCTGGTTTTAAATCTCTACGTATAATAATCTTTGTAATGTTTGATGTGATTGCCACATCGGTATTATCAATTACTTGTTGAATTCTACTGTACTTAAATCTTCCACCAAACTTGTTTAAATCAATAGATTGTGAATAAGTGTTCAGTGAAGAGGTTATTTTAGATTTTAAACTATTTACATTTGATACTTTGTTATAATCATAATAAACAGAGCTATCCAATTCGACATAAAGAATCTTAAGATCTACAAGTGTTTGATTGATACCGGAAACGGAGTATTGTTTCAACTCTGAAAGAATCAGAGATTTGTTAAAGTCCGAAACAAAACTACCATTTTTTGGTTTAATACTGATTTGAACTGTTCCAAATTGTGGAGGATCCAATTCTTCT